TGGTAAAACGTTGTTAAATCAACGTTTTTTATTTTTGTCTTTGGTATTCCTTGGTATTCTTTTGCGAAAAAAGGATACAACAAAGGATACAACATTTTTGTCGTATCCTAGAAATCTATGTACTTCGCAAAGCGTTCTCCGATGTCGTCCTTTGCTTGCTTGGTTATGTGGGTATAAACGTTCATGGTCGTTTTTAAATCAGAGTGTCCGAGACGATGTTGGACCTGTTTCAAAGTCATGCCTGCGTCGAAACATAGACTGGCATGTGTGTGCCTGAATCCGTGGATTTTAATTGGACGCAGATCGCTACCTTCCACAATTTTGATAAGCCACTTTCTGGGCAAGGTGCTTGGAATCGGCTTTTTAAATTCATTTTCAAAAATGTATTTGGTATTTGGATTCTGCTTTTTCCATTTTTTTAAAATGTTTTTTGTTTTCTTGTCCAGACTAATCAGTCGCTTACTGCTGACCGTTTTAGTATTGCCTATCTCTTCGCCTGCAAAACCTCTTGTAATGGCCTTGTTTATGTCCAGAGTATTATCGTTCCAGTCGCTCCATTCCAGGGCTAAAATCTCCCCTTTTCGTGCCCCTGTGAAGGCTAGAAGACGAAATAGAGTTATCTTTTCTAGATCCTTTGTTTTAGCAACAAGTTTCAAGAACTTTTGGAGTTCGTCTTTGTTGTAAAAGTCGCTTTTGATATCAGATTTCTTTCTTGTCGAGGTAATCACGCTATCAACTGGATTAGTTTCAATGTAGCCATGCCTGATTGCGTACTTAAAAACATTATTCATCAAGCCCTTTAACTTACGACCATAGACTAATTTTCTAGACCATTCATTGGCTTGTTCTTGCATTTGAAGAGGTGTGATGGTTGCTATCTTTCGTTTGCCGAAAGCTGGATAAATGTGATTCTTGAAATTCCTAGAGGTCTTGATATAAGTGCTCTCTTGAACTGTCTCAGAATAATCTTCAAGCCATTTTTTGGCAATTTCTTCTACTGTGATATCTTTCCTGTATTGCTCTCCATTTTCTATATCCTCTTGAAGTTGGAGTAGTGCTGCCCTTGCTTTAGCTTTTGTGGCAAATCCCTTTTTCCGAGCGTACTTACTTTTACCATTTTCTTTTCCAACATAAACGATGAAACCGTAAGCAGTTTCTCCGTTTTTCTTTTTATAAGACTTAATTTCCATTGATTTTTACCTCATTTCTTGATAAAATGGGTATAGTAAAGAGGGCTTTTTAATGCCTTTTACTATCCAGAATATCCTCGCACTCTCCTCGACCAAAATTTGAGTGTGGGGATTTTTTTGTTTAAGCTATTTACCTAGTTGAATTTCTAGTTGTTCTTTATCTGAGAAGTTCAAAATGTTAATACCATACTCTTGTAAAGCTATTTGATGGTCGTCTTTTATATTTCGATATCCATCATCGCTTACAATAATATATAACTGTTCTGTATCTCCATATTCCTTCCTACGGTATTCAGATGTATCTAGCCAACTAGCTAAGATAGTGTCAACTTGTTGTTTGGTAATATGATTATGAACTCTGGCTATTTTTGAAATACCTTTACTCATAAATACAAAATTAAAACGGTGTTCTAGGCGTGATTTACCAGCGATTGAAAAAGCCGGAAAGACGGTGTAATGGTCGTTCTTCATGAAGTAGTATTTAACATCGTCTAAGAATTGAGATTTAACGTTGCTGGGAGCAAGTTGGATGAAGTCATAAACATTCATCAACAGTTGTGTCATGTCATGTATTACTTGACCTAGCTGTTCTTTCCCTGTTGTTCGTTCGATTGCTCCATTATGTAAATCAAATCCGTTAAAATGTAGTAGTGAATTAAAGATATCCTGACGTCGTCCTTTTTTTGTGACATCAACATTATTGACGGATAGATTCCATATAGTATAACCATCATCTGTAACTGTCAAATGTTTGCCGTTGCTTTTTATTGAGAAGCCGATAGCTTCCCCTAATGGATCTACAAAAGGAGTAATCACTTCAGTATGAGTATCAGTCACATCGTTAAAAACAGCGTTCTCTTTTATGTAATTTAGATAAGTATTTTTGATGTCGGTAGCATTCATGATATTCTCCTTTCTTTATAGGTTGATTATAACAAATCTTCTTGGATATTGATAGCTAAATCTTCAGAGTTGTTCACGTTGATATAGTCAAGTAAATTCTCAAACATATCCAGGAAATCATCGGTGTCGAAAATATCTTCATATGGAAGCGGATAGGCTTTGTAATGAGTTGTTTCATCTCCTTTTTGATAATACTCTTCTTCAGAGAAGATATTAACCCGATTACCCCAAACTTTCTCACCATTTGCGTTCTTATGGAATTTATTATTTAAATTGATTCGTAAGAGAGTATAATTGTGTTGTGTCTCCCTTAGATGAAAAACTTTACTTGTAGTACTGTAGAAGTAGTTCAAAATAAATCTAGTATTATGCTGACCAACAAGGTCAATAGTTCCTGAACTGCGATTTGTAAGAGTTCGATTGTGTTTAGTAGCAATTGCTTTGATTATTTTTATGAGAGATTTAGCTTCGCTATCGGTCAAAAGTAACTCTTTCATATTCTCCCTTCCTATTCTTCTCTTTGCTATACTAGCTGTTCCTCACACTCAAAATTTGGCGATGGCGAGTGTGGGGATTTTTTATTTTTTTAAGACTTTCAATTTAATTCGTATCTTGAATGAATCTTTAACTGTACGAAGTCTACCACTATCTGGATTGATATCTTTGTAATCACCGCCATAAATTTCAGCATTTTTAATAACTTCATTATTTGAATCGGTTGTTAATCTTAATACTTTTCTATTTTTTGACTTGGTGACATAGCCTAAGTGATAACCACGAACCACAATTTTAACAGCGTTAGGGTCAAATTCATTATCAAATTCAGGGATAAACTCTATATCTGGAATTTCAAAAGGCAAGTATTTATAAAATCTATCTTCAAAAATTAATTCCTCTTTAATTTCTTTAGAAGTATATCCTAAATAAGGGGTATCATCTGATTCTCTTATGAGTTCTTGACATAAATCTGAGAAAGCTTCTTGGCGATAGGATATTCCTTTCACTTTCAGAACAACATCATAAATAGTTCTCTCATCAATCTCTTCTTGTTTTAATCTATTTTCTACTCGAATAGATAATAGTTTACTCAGTTCTTCAATTTCATCCTCTAGATGATCGGTAATAGATTGTCGAGGATAGCTAGCAATCAAGGAGAGTAAGACTAAGAAACAAATAATAAATGAGAAGATTGTTAATAATAAGTGCCCAATGAGATTGATTAGAAAGAGAGAAATGGCTGTCAGAAGCACTAGAGAGATTATCAGAGTTCTTTGATTTTCCAGTTTACTAATTGTTTTTTTGTGTTGTTCTATTAGTTCTTTGATTTCCTCTTCAGTAAGATTAGTAGGTAAATATAACATGTGATCACCTTGATTTTAATTTTCAATTGGCATAAAGTTTCCGACTATTTTTCCAATGATTCTTGGATCTTCGTTATATGGTGCGAATTTATCTTTATATTTGTTATTGATAGAGACGAGTCTAAGACCGTCTTTTTCTTTATAGACTTTTTTGATATAAGTTTGACCATCCCAATCAACTGCATAAATGGCACCATCGTAGTCAAAACCTGTTTCTTTGATGAGAACGACCTCTCCATTCATGTACTTAGGCTCCATGGAATCTCCGAAAACCCAAGAAGCAAAATCGTGGTCTAGGTCTTTGTCGTAAAAAACAGTGTCATAGTTCCCATCGTTGAAGTATGAGAATCCAGTACCAGCTGAAAGTTTTTCAAAAACACGGTATTCAAAAAGCCTTTCCTCAATTGTGATTACTTTATTATTTTGCTCTTTCAATTGTTCGTTAGCGTAGTTAAGAACCTTTTGTTTTCTAGGGGTTGATAGCTTGACAACCTTTTCAGTAATTTTGTGAACCAACGGGGAGGTTGGGATTTTCAATTCTTGTTGATTATCTTCCCATCCCATCAAGTCTCCAGGTGATACATTTAATTTGTCAGCGATTTTTTTTAATACTTCAGGTCCAACCTTTTCAATATCTCCTTTTTCGTACCTAAAAATAGTAGAACGAGAGACACCTACACTTTCTGCAAGCTCGTCCGCAGACATTTTCAACGCTTTTCGACGTTGTTTTATTCTTTCTCCGACATTCATTTTTTTACCTCTTATTATATATTACACAATAATTTTACAACATTAGTCGCAAAAATGCAATATAAAAAGTTTCAAAAACGCGATTTTATTGTTGACAATTTCTTTTTTATCAGTTATACTTAAAACAATAAGTCGCGTAAATGCGACAAACAGAAAGGAGCAGATATGGTAAATGTATCGAAATTAAAAGGAAAAATTATCGAACGCAATACTACTCAAGAGGCTTTAGCAAAAGATATTGGGATTGATAAGAGTACGTTCTATAGAAAAATGAAACAAAATGGTAGTTTCTCTATACAAGAAGTAAACTTGATTGTTTCTTCCCTCAATCTTTCAAAAGACGAAGCTTTATCTATTTTTTTTAGTGAAATAGTCGCGTAAATGCGACAAATGGAAAGGAGCAGAGATGGAAAAAATTATAGCTTACTCTGTCGAAGAGTTATACGAGAAGGTTGCGGAACAAGAAAAACGCATCTCAGAAATTGAAATGCGTTTAGGGATTAAACTTCCGGAAGAAACTTTAACATAAATTTAGATTTGAAAATCTGAATGATAATATCTACATAGTTTTTTAGTTGAGACAATGAAATACTGGTACTCTTGTTCCAATGAGTATAGCCGTTACCGACTGTTCGGATAAAATGAAGAGCACCTTTTAAGAGGTCATCATTTTTTACATACCTATCAATGGCATTGTTAAAAGTTAATTTTGGATCAGATAAATATTCTTTTGTATCTAATTCAAACGCCAAGGCATAATCTTTAATTAAGCATTCGATAGCAGAGCGGTAGCCTGTTCCTGCGATGTTTTCCAATCCCATCTTTTCGGCCTCAATCGCTTCACTGTAAAATTCTACAAATCTAGGGGCGTGGTCAATAAAAAGAGGGTCTATGTTGATAGCGACTTTGTTAGGGTAAACAAGAACCATGGTCGTTTTATCAGCTTGATGCAAACATTCTTGGTTTGTCATGTGGTATTTTTTACAGGATGGACAACGATGGTGCATAGTGAAAATGCGACCTTCTTGAATTTCTAAATGTCCTGCCTCGTTGTTAGTGGGATTATTTCCAATTCCGCACCAAGGGCAAGTTTGAGGAATTTGAATAGTTACAGTTCTTCCAATTATGCCGAAGTAATGATCAATAGTGGATAACTCCATAAAACTTCTCCAATCATTTTTCTTGATTATACCATATTTAGAAAAAAAGGGGATAAGGAGAGTAACGCAATATTTCAATAGTACAAAAAAGAGAGGAGGGAAGTATATGCCAGATATCACAAACGGTCGTGAAAAGATTAATACTTTCTTGAAAGAGAAAGGAATCAAAAAAACAACTCTAGCGGTTGCTTATGGCTTTAAGCGACAGGAAGTAACAAATATTCTGAGTGGGACAACAAAAGGACCACGAGCGAATAGCTTTATTCTTCAGGTTATTGAAGATTACGGGATTGAGTAGGAGGGAAGAATGAACGAACTAGAAAGAACAGCCCTCAATGAAGTATTGAGGACCGTGACATATACAGCTGAGCAGAAAGAAAGGAGAGAGGGATGATGAGCGGCCTATCAAAAAATTTACTACCAATTCAAAATTTAGAAATTAAGATAGATAGCGACTCTAGTATTCCACGAGTTATTTTGAACGGGATTGATTTTCAAGCAGAAGATATTGGTCTTCAAGGTATCAAGATAATTTGGGAAACAAAGAAAGATGAAGCGCCAGCGACACTTATTCAGGTTGATTATATAAATAACCGTGAAGCGCCTCATATAGTATCTGTCAAACAGTCGTTTAAAAATACTTTACTTAAATAGCTCTGGGCTTGTTACAAGATTGGTAATAATTTGTGAGGCGGTTTGAGATAGAAAGTTTAGAGAAAACACACCTACTTTTTCAGCGACACTCTTGGTTTCTCTCCAAACTTTAGGACTCCTCACTGAATCAAGAAACTGATGTCCTTGGTAAGTCATACCATGAACAAAGGCAATATACAAAGAATTTGAACCGTCAAAGGTCGGAGACCAATTTATAAAATCAGCTTCTGATAGTAACTTACAGTGATAAACAATAGTATTTATCTCATACTTGCTAGCTCTTTTAAATTTCGAGTTACTAGAGAAAACAAACGGTTCTGGATATTGATGTAATTCTTCAATATCTAGCAAAATATCTCTTACTAGTTCTGGTTCAAATTTCATGTTATCAAATTTAGAAAGGAATACTATGAACGAACTTATCAACATCACACTTAATGACAGCCATGAGCCTGTTGTTTCAGGAAGACAACTTCATGAGGCATTGGGAGTCAAAACACCTTATTCAATGTGGTTTGACAGAATGGTTGAGTACGGTTTTACAGAAAATCAAGATTTTTTGCTTAACAATTTTGTGAAGCAAACAGGTCGAGGTGGACACAACAAAGTAGACCACATCATAAAACTAGACATGGCTAAGGAAATTGCCATGATTCAGCGAACGGATAAAGGAAAAGAAGTCCGACAGTACTTCATCCAAGTGGAAAAGGACTTTAACAGTCCTGAGAAGATTATGGCAAGAGCCTTGCTCATGGCGGATAAGAAGATTCATAAACTGGAGACGCAGATTGAAGCGGACCGTCCTAAGGTGTTATTTGCAGACGCAGTGAGTGCTAGTAAGTCATTTTGTCTAATCGGTGAACTAGCTAAAATTCTGAAACAGAACGGGATTGACATTGGTCAAAACAAGCTCTTCCAGTGGTTACGCTCTAACGGTTACCTTATTAGTCGCCGTGGAGAGTCTTGGAATCAACCAACACAGAAAAGCATGCAGTTAGGTCTATTTGAGTTGAAAAAGACAAATATTAACCATGCTGACGGCCATACTACTGTCAACACAACAACTAAGGTCACTGGCAAAGGCCAGCAGTATTTTATCAACAAGTTTTTGAGTGAAGATGAAGTAGCGGGGTAGAAAAATGAACGAACTAGAAAGAACAGCCCTCAACGAGATATTGAGGACCGTGACATATATTGCTGAGAAAGTGGATGAAATTGAAAAAATTTTAGAACCACAAGCAGAGATTAAAGACGAGATCATTGAGGCTTTATCTGCTGGCAAAGGAATCGTTGATTATGGTATATGCTCTGCAAAAGGTCCTGTTGGCCCAAGGGCGCTCAACAACGACGAACGTCTTGCTGTGGGTTTGCCAGTGGATGAGCTTATTATAGGGGATTTAGGTGTTTAACAAAAAATTTCAATTATCTTTTGAACGGCTGGTTTATTTTCACGCTCAACAGCATCATGCCATGCGTTTAAAAATAGTTCAAAATCGGGTATTCCATACAGATTTGCTAATTTAGGTAATTCTGTAAAGAGTGCCGGAAACTCTCTAAAAATAGGGAGTAGCAGTGTTGCTAAGTATCTATTTTTAGGGCGGTCTGTAGAATTTTGGATAAGATGAATGATTTCGTCGGATTCATATTTTACTAATCTTTTATGATTGAAGACTTCAATATCAAGTAGGCTTTCTTGACTGTATTGCAAATATGGCACACTCCTTGAATGTTTATCCCATATGTTTTGATTTGAATATTCTTCTAAAAAATAATGAGCTGTCATTTCACAAATCACTTCCTCGAACCAAAACATCGTCCGCTGCTTAGGACTGGAATTGATGTAAAAATGGCACAACTCATGAGCTACTTGGTAAACGTTTCTGGCATAGAGGTCTGAACCTTGGGTTGATAAAAAAATGATGTGATTATCTGCAAATACCATCGGTGCATCGACGATTTTAGCATCAACAATATATAATTTCTTATCAACAATACCAGGGAAAATCTTATTTGCTATATGAGGTAGATTAAGCATTACGAGTGGGCGGACACTCTCAGAGACACCATAGAAATAAAACCAATCTTTAGCATTAGGTAATTGAAATCTAAACATAATTTTTCTCCAATCGTTTTATTATTTTCATTATACCAAATTTAGAAAGGAATACTATGAACGAAATTTTTAATTTTCACGGGCAGGAAGTCCGTACTTTGACAATTGATGACGAGCCTTGGTTCGTTGGGAAAGATGTTGCAGACATCCTAGGATATAGCAAGGCTAGAAATGCGATTGCTCTTCACGTTGATGAAGATGACGCCCTAAAACAGGGCCTCACAGATAATTTAGGAAGGGTTCAAGAAACTATCATCATCAACGAATCTGGTCTCTACTCTCTTATCTTATCCAGCAAGTTGCCTCAAGCCAAGGAGTTCAAGCGTTGGGTGACATCAGAGGTCTTGCCAGCTATTCGCAATCAGGGCGGTTTTATCCGTGAGGACTTGGACGAGGATGCCTTTATCGCTCTGTTTACTGGCCAGAAGAAGTTGCGTGAGCAACAAGCGACCATGCTGGAAGATATTGACTACCTCAAGAGTGAGCAACCAATTCATCCAAGCTACGCTCAGTCGCTACTGAAGAAGCGCAAGGCTCGGGTCGTGGCTTGCCTGGGTGGTATCGACAGTCCAGCTTATGCGGATAAGATTTTTGCTCAGTCAGTCTTTAGACAAGCTGAGATTGATTTTAAGGATCACTTTAATATTAGTCGCTATGACTTGCTACCCAAGAAGCATGCGGATGCAGCTCTAGCATACTGGATGACGTGGGAGCCAAGCACTAATACTAAGATGAAGATTATGGAACTGAACGCTTTTAGTCAAGCGTAGGGGTAGGAATGGAAGATAAAATCATTGAACTTGCTGATTACTTCATCAGCGAGAACACAACGTACAGAGAAGCAAAAATAGCGTGTGAGAAGCTATTGGAACAAGTCAGCCATGAGATTGAACTCAGGGCTATGGAAAGTAAAACTTTTCAAACAAAAAGCACCTGACAAAAATCAGGCGCATACCAATATAACTAACTGAATTATAACATGAAAGAGAGGAAAATGCCAATGGCTTTGGAATTGTTTGGAGAAGATTTCAAAAATGAACTGCTGGAAGAACTTGTCCAGTTGAATGTGAAAGCTATGACTGAAGCTAAACTACGAGTATCAAGAGGTACG